AGAACGACTAATTGACGAAGCCGCAGAAGCATTTGAAACTGTACTTGATCGTTTGCTTATTGATCGAGAAAATGATCCTAACAGTAAAGGCACAGCACGTAGACTGGCCAAAATGTATTTTAACGAAATAATGGCAGGTAGATATGAACAAGCACCCGACGCAACAGCATTTCCAAATGATTCGCAAGACCGTTACGAAGGTATGCTTGTTGTACGTAGTGAGTTGCGCAGTATGTGTAGCCATCATCACCAACCCGTTAATGGGGTTGCTTATATCGGTATTATTGCTGCTAATAAGCTCATTGGTTTGTCTAAGTATACCCGCATTGCTCAATGGTGCGCCCGTAGAGGCACTCTCCAGGAGGAACTTTGTAACGACATTGCCCGCGAGATTAGCAAAGCAACTGATTCCGAAAACGTAGCAGTCTACGTGCAGGCGGTACATGGATGTTGTGAGAATCGTGGCATTATGGCACATAGTTCTCTAACACAGACAACTGTATTAAAAGGCACATTCAAAGATGACCCGCATACAAAGAAAGAGTTCTTTGACAACATTAAACTACAGCAGGAGTTTGCACCACGATGAAATATATTACCAACAAGTTTGAAAGCGTTCGCTTGCCAGTTGAAGAGGGCTTGTTAGAGTGGTTGCAGGCAAAATATCCTGCATCAAAATACGTTATTAAGGAATTATAATGGATAACTTTTTTGAATGGTTTGGTCGTTACCGTAAAACGATTGGCTATGTAGTCGGCGGTGCCAACATAGGGTCAGGTATTGTACAAATTGCCAGTGGAAGTTTTTGGCCTGGCATAGTGTGGTTAGTCTTAGGTGCGGCAATAATTTTAGATACAAGGATGTTCAAATGACTGTATATGTAATCAAACCACTGGAAAAGAAAAGCATTGTCTACCATGTAGAAATGTTTCGTGGTAACAAAGACGGTTCTGTAAGTTGGTTTAACATTGACGAAACTTATCGTTGGGGTCAAGGCTTTGTTGAAGGTGATTTAGATTGCAATCTTCCTTGGGAAGGTGATACAGTTGCCTATGCTCGAGCTGATTGTGGTTGGGGCTGTGAGTTTGATGACAGCGTCAGCGTCGAGTGGGAATTCAGTGACGACATCGGTGAACTTGAACAACAAGAACTAAAAGAACTCTACTACGAAGGTGGAGCAGGTTGGTTATTTGACGGCGCCCATGATTGGGCAGAAGAAGACACTGCCGTACATATTATTGCACCGTATCAAATTGATCTATGCAACGATGCCGGAGAAGTTATTGAAGAGAATGTAAAACTAAAATCTCGCCCAGATCCAAATACATCATGGCCGTTTAGCGAAGCATTTCCAAAGGATTAAATATGAACTCAGTTGATATGGCTAATGATCTAATCTTTCGTGCAAAGAACTTAACTGAGTTTACTATTACTACAGAAGTTCCGGATGAATTCCGATTTAATGGTGAGATTCCATTTGACATGCAGATTAAAGATAGTATAATAACAGCTAAAGTGTGGGCAGTTGACTTCGACGAGGCTGCAAAAAGATTAGATGATTTTTTAGGAACATGTAAATGAAATGGTTTAAAAGACTAGTTGCCGATTGGGCAAGAGAAGGTAGAAATTATGAAGAAGATTGCGCACAGCCTAACAGATTAATTAGTACTGCCGAATGTGCTTCAATCAATGATGACCCTGTACTAAACTTTAAAGTCTATTCAGCAGTAGGTGGAAAGGTTGTAGAGTTTAGACGATATGATCGCAAGAGTGATCGCAACGATTCTACTACCTACATTATTACTAACGATCAAGACTTCGGTGATCGTATTGCTAAGATTGCAACAATGGAAAAATTAAAATTATGAGCAAAATTAAAATTGCAGAGCTGTTCTACTCTATACAGGGCGAGGGTAGATATATGGGGGTACCTAGTGTGTTTCTACGTACATTTGGTTGCAACTTTAAATGTGCAGGATTTGGTATGCCGCGTGGAGAAGTTAGTCATGAAGCAACTGACATTGCAGCCACACATACTATGATCGAGTCTTTTCAAAAGTATGAAGATTTGCCTCTTGTAAGTACAGGCTGTGACAGCTATGCCAGTTGGCATCCAGACTTTAAAGATTTGTCGCCAATGCTTACAAGCGAAGCTATTACAGATCGCATTATGGAAATTCTTCCGCAGGATTATTGGGTTGATGAACACTTGGTTATTACAGGTGGCGAGCCTTTGTTGGGTTGGCAACGTGCTTATCCAGACTTGCTAAACAATACCAAGATGCGTGACTTAAAAGAGATCACATTCGAAACAAACGGTACTCAGAAACTTACTCCAGAATTTAAAGAATACTTGGCCAAATGGAATAGCGTAGTAGGCAGAGAAATTACATTTAGTGTTAGTGCTAAACTGCCAGCAAGTGGTGAGAAGTGGGAAGAAGCTATTTGTCCAGAAATTGTTTGCGAATACGAGCAAGTGGGTACAGCGTATCTTAAATTAGTAGTAGCAACAGAAGAAGATATTAAAGATGCAGAACGAGCAGTGGGACAGTTTCGACGTGCAGGGTTTGATGGACATGTTTATCTAATGCCAGTAGGCGGTGTAGAAAATGTTTACACACTTAACGCAAAGAATGTAGCACTGGCGGCTATGAAACGTGGATGGCGTTATAGTGATAGACTACAAGTGCCGCTATTTAAAAATGAGTGGGGTACTTAATATGACGCTGTGGCAAAAAGTTAAAGACTTCTGGATTAGAAGTTATACTAGTGATCGTAAGGCATTCTATTACGAAACGGCAGCGAGTGCGGCCGTGTTTGTATCGATGACTTGGATTTCAGTTACTGCCCAACATCCGCCCATGCATCTTATATACCCAATAAGTTTTACAGGTGCTGTATTAAGTATTTTAGCATTTACAAGACGCGGTGCAGGTTGGCCGCTGGTTATGACTAGTTATTTTGCTTGCCTCCATGTGTTTGGATTTGGAAGAGCCATGGGATGGTATTAAGGATATTATATGATAAAGAATTTTTTCAAACGTATTACCGGAATTACAGCAATCGAAGAAGCAACTGCTAAAGCTATAGCTGTTTCTGAAGCAGCCCAATTAGAAGCAAGTGAAAAAGCGGCTGCGGCAATTAAGGCAGCAGAGGAAGCAATGTATAGTCCAAAAGAACGTGCAACTGCCAAAGGTGAACCCTGGGTTAGTGTGTTAGACACTCATGTCAATAAAGACAATATTCGCAATGGCTTTTTTGAGCTTGACTGGAATGACCTATTTGTGTTACAATTGAAACAAGCTGGTTACGGGTTTGATGGTGATCCGGACGAAGAGATTGTAGATCGCTGGTTCCGAGACATAGTCAGAAACATGCTAGGCGAAGAAGGGCAGGACATTACCCGAGGTGCAGGTTACATTAACGTGGTTCCGATCACAAAAGATAAATCAGAGGTTTCATGACATATATTTTAGTTGACACTGCTAACACATTCTTTCGTGCTAGGCATGTAGTAAGAGGCGATGCTGATATTAAACTTGGTATGGCGTTACATATTACATTTAACAGTGTTAAAAAAGCATGGCAAGACTTTGGAGGCAAACATGTAGTGTTCTGCCTTGAAGGTCGCTCGTGGCGTAAGGATTTTTACAAGCCCTACAAAGCCAATCGTAAAGAAACTCGAGATGCTATGACTGTTCGAGAACAAGAAGAAGATAAATTATTTTGGGAGACGTATGATGCGTTCACCGAATTTGTTAAAACGAAAAGTAACTGCACAGTCTTGCAACATAAACAACTTGAAGCAGATGATTTGATTGCAGGGTTTATTCAGTCACACCCTAATGACGATCATGTGATCATTTCGACAGACAGTGATTTTCACCAGTTGATTGCGCCCAATGTGAAACAGTTCAATGGTGTTGCAGAAACGCTTACTACCATCGAAGGCATCTTTGATAAAAAAGGTAAACGTGTAAAAGATAAGAAAACTGGCGAAGATGTTGTGCCTCCTAACCCACCATGGATCCTTTTTGAGAAGTGTATGCGTGGTGATTCGAGCGACAATGTCTTTAGTGCATATCCCGGTGTGCGTGTTAAAGGCACTAAGAATAAAACAGGCCTAACTGAAGCTTTTGAAGACAAAGGTAAGAAAGGTTGGGCGTGGAACAATGTCATGCTTCAGCGTTGGGTCGACCACGAAGGTATCGAACACAAGGTCCTAGACGACTATAATCGTAATGTAACACTAGTTGATCTAACTGCACAGCCTACAGAAATTAAAGAACTTATTGTTGATACAATTAATACTAATGCAGTTCCTAAAGATGTAACACAGGTTGGTATTAGATTATTAAAGTTCTGTCAATTATATGATATGAAACGTATGATGGATAGTATTGAATCATTCGCACATCCTTTTCAAGCAAGATATCCTGAGATTTCAAAATGAAAACTTGTGCATTTACAGAAACATGTCCTAATAAGACTAACAACTGCCTAGAGGTAAAAATGAATTTAAAAGCAAAACCTATTGTAGATGGTAAATTTTGGATTGTAGAAGCAGACGGCGAAAAAGTTGGTATTCTACATAAGAAAGAAAATAATAAGTTTATGTTGAGTTCAAAAGATGGCGAAGCATACTTTAGCAAAAAAGATGAACTGACAAAACGATTTGGTAAAGACTTCTTTATTGTAAGTGATAAAGTCAAAATTACTCACGAAGAAGTACGTGACGTATATGACTACCCAACTAGTTGTAGACCATATAATCCAGTATTCAATGTACAACGCAAACTGCCATTGTTTACTAAGAGTCAAGCAAGTAAAAGTTTGTATTGTGCAGGTTATTACACAATTAAATTTGACAAAGGGTGGGTTAAATCATTTTGTCCTAAGCTAATCACAGTCGAACGTTATCCAACTAAAGGACCGTTTAAAAGTGAACTTGAAATGAAACAGGTACTATCAAATGCCAAGTCCGATTAATACTGCGCCTATTCAGCAGTTTATACAACAGGTAAAGGCTGCTGATCTTACACAACAGCGTGAGATTAAACTAGATATTAAAACTGCCAAATCACTTGCCTACTGCCTAGGCGAAGTTAGTGCTAAATTACTCGAAGATTACGATACTATATTTCGAAGACTAGAATCAAGCTCGGGCGGGACCGTTACAGTTCAAATGGATGGTGGCGGCTTTTCTACCAAATAACTGATAAATATATGCGTACTTAACACAAGGACGCATATAATGTCAAGACCAAAACCTAAAGTTCTTTTAGAATATATAAACAAAAAGAACTATAAAAGCGAACAGATTTTAGAAGCTGAGGCTATTTGGGCTGTCTTTTATAAAAAAGCGCCGTTCAATTTAAAATCAGCAAGTAGCATTACTAGTTATCCTGGTCCTAAATACAAAAAAGTGTCATTTAGCAATCCCGGACATGCTCACAATCTTGCAAAAAAACTCAATCAAATGTTTAACTGCAACGAATTTGAAGTAGTTGAGCTTACCAGCGGTAAGTTTATTAAATGATATCAAAAGAGACTTTTACCAAAATCTTTTTGCAACAAAAAGATAAAAGCATAGATAGTGCTAATATCAAACATCATATGTATAAATGGTGGCAAAGTCATAGAAGTAAAGAGTCTGGCGGCTTACGTCTTAGTGATGACGGTCTCGATTATTTGCTAAACGAATTGGAACTACACAGTTATGAAATTCCATTTACAGAACCGATTGAGCTAAGTCCCCAAACTATCATATTTTTTGATAGATCAATGGACGGACCATATTATCTTACAAACCAAAGTATTACTGTATTTTCGGAAAGAAAATCATTTGAGCTGTACATGTTTTCGGACGATATCCGAAAATACGGTCTAGTCAAAGCAATGAATAAACAAAACAAAGATAGCCAAACAGACGAAAACTCCTAAAAAAGCTGTTGACGTAACGACTGTTAGGCAGTATAATAGATACATAGACAGTTAAACTTAAACGCTTTTTAACCCAGGAGTATATATGAGCGAGATTCTTTCACGTACAGTTGGCCCTAAGGCAGCAAAAAAATCCCTTCGCCGTGCTTTTAAAGCCAAGCGTCCATTGTTCCTGTGGGGTCCTCCAGGTATTGGCAAATCCGACATTGTTAAACAAATGGGCGTTGAGCTCGATGCTCACGTAATTGATATCCGTTTGAGCTTGTGGGAGCCTACCGATATTAAAGGTATTCCTTACTTTAACAGCACCTCTAATAAAATGGAATGGGCTCCTCCAATTGAATTGCCAGATGCTGAAATGGCTGCAAAGCATAAGCAGATTATCCTGTTCTTGGATGAAATGAATTCAGCGGCACCCAGCGTACAGGCAGCGGCTTATCAGTTGGTTTTGAACCGTCGTGTTGGTACGTACTACTTGCCAGACAATGTTCTTATTGTTGCGGCAGGTAACCGTGAAACTGACAAGGGTGTTACTTATCGTATGCCTGCTCCGTTGGCTAACCGTTTTGTTCACTTGGAAATGAAAGTTGACTGGGAAGACTATTTTGGGTGGGCTGTTGACAATAAGATCCATAAGGACGTAGTTGGCTTTTTGACTTTCTCTAAAAAGGATCTGTACGACTTTGATCCGAAGTCAGCGTCACGTGCGTTTGCTACTCCACGTAGTTGGGCATTTGTATCTGAATTGTTGTTTGATGACGAAGAAGATACAGACACATTGACCGATTTGATCTCGGGTGCGGTTGGTGAAGGATTGGCTGTTAAGTTTATGGCACACCGTAAGATTAGCTCAAAGTTGCCTGATCCTACAGACATCCTAAACGGCAAGGTTAAGAAAATGGACACTAAAGAAATCAGTGCCATGTACTCTTTGACTGTGTCATTGTGCTACGAATTGAAGGATGCCGCTGACAAGCAGGACAAGAAGTTTAACGACAAGGTTAACTACTTCTTCCAGTTTATGATGGACAATTTTGAAACTGAATTGGTTGTGATGGGTACCAAACTTGCATTGACACAATACCAGTTGCCATTGGATCCGGATGAGATCAAGTGCTTTGATGACTTCCATGCCAAATATGGTAAGTACATTGCGGCAGCTACAGAAAAGCATTCACGCTAATTTGAGCTAGCGCCAGTTGACAGGAGCT